TCACAGCACCTTCGCGACGATGTGGCAGTCCGGGGTGAACAGCACCGGCATGGCCACGGCCGCACCCTTGGACCACACCTGCGGCGGGTCGTCCTGCGCGCCCTTGGTGATGATCAGGCCGGGCGCGTCCTCGCGGACGATCTGCGGGTTGGTGCCCGTGGACAGCACCAGGGACTCCGCCGTGGTGCCGTACATGGTCTGGGCCCACTTGGAGCGGTCCGGCGGGACCATCACCCAGCGGTCGTCCGGCAGCGGCCGCACGTTGGCGCCGTCGACGCGGACCTGCCCCTTGTACAGCTCGATGGGCGGCAGGCCGTAGTTGCCGCGCACCACGTTGACCTGCTGCGGGGTCAGCGTCGCCGTCGGCGTGGTCGACGGGTTCACCGACCCGTAGTAGGCGGCGCGGTAGGCGTTGTTCTTCCCCAGGTAGGAGAAGGCGCGGCGGCTGGTGACGACCAGCTCGGGGAACGGCGCCCCGATGGAGTCGAGGTAGTCGAGCCACCCCAGCTCGTCCTTGATCGGGTCCGACGTCGGGTCGGACCACAGGACGGGCGCGGTCGGCATGTTCTGCGCCGGGACCTGGAAGTCGACGTCCATGGTCAGGTTGTTCTCCGCCGAGAGGGAGAACTTGCCGTCGGTGAGGACGTCGCCGGCCGCCAGCTCCAGACGGGAGTTGACCGCCTCGACGTGCCGCTCCACGTCGTCGTACAGCAGCTCGATGACGCGGTCGGCGTCGGCACCCCGCTGCGCCTCCTGCAGCAGGATCTCGATCTCGCCGACCAGGAGCTTCTGGCCCAGCGGCGGCAGCATGCCCTGCGTGCTGGTCGTCCACGCCTGCCGCTCGGCGAACGGCACCGTCGCGTCGTAGCTGCGGTACTTCGCGGCGTTGACGTAGCGGCCCTGGCTCTTGATCCGCCACATCACGTCGTTGACCTTCACCTTGGGGAAGATCGTCTGCGTGAGCAGGAAGTCGGCCGGGGTCGGGATGGCGCGGGCGAACGTGGTGAGGTCCTGGACGGTGACGCCCTTGATGAGGTCCTGAACAGTCATGAGTGCGGGCCTCCTTCCTTAGACGAAGCGGATCTGGCAGACGGCGGACGGGGCGACGGCGGCGACAGCGACGGGGAGCTTCGCGGTCTTCACCGAGCCGTGCCACAGCAGGGCGGCGGGGACCTTCGACTGCGCCGGGTTGAACAGCACCTCGGCGAACACGAACCCGGCGAGGACCTGGCGGCCATCGGAGGCGCCGGTGGCGTACAGGCCGTACAGGCCGCTGGCGGTGATCTTGCCGACGGGGATGCCGGACAGGAACCGGCTGAACGGGACGCTGGTGTCGGTCGACGCCACGTAGTGGGTGCCAGCGACGAACGTGGACAGGTCGAGGGTGATGGAGTCGGTCTGGTCGGTGCCGTGCAGCGACGCAAGCCAGGACCGATCGGCGGTGAGGTTCTGCGTGGTGGAGACCGGCTGGAGCATGAGTCCTCCCATGGACGCGGTCAGGCGGAGCTGATCGGCCGCTCACCGACTGGTGGCGTCGTCCACGGGAAAGGGGCGTGGTCCCCACAGGTCCGGCCTTGTCCCGCCGGTGGGAAGTCAGTTGGCGGGCAGGAAACCGCGGCGGCGTGCCATCTCCGCTCCGGCTGATCCGGGCTGCGGGATGTTCCCGCCGCGCGGCGGGGGTCCGCCGGCCGGGGAGCCGCCAGGCGCGGGCGGCGGGATCTGCTGCTGCGTCTCGCCCTTGGTGCCGAACAGCTCGGGGCGGCGGCCCTTGAGCGCGGTCGCGGCGTCGGTGACGGCCTGCTCGTCGGCGTCGTCAGCGACGACGAGGAGGAGTTCAGCGTCCTTGAGGTCGTCGCCGGTGGCGCCGAGCGCGACGAGGGCACCACGGCGGATCGCTGCCCGCTCCCGGGCGATCGCGGCGGCCTCACGGGTGGCGGCCTGCTGGGCGGCCTCGGTGGCGGCACGCTCGCGGCGCTCGACCTCGGAGAGCTGGGCGGCCTCGGCGTCCTTCTGCGCCTGGACGAACGCAGTCAGGTCCTCGGCCTTGCCGAAACCGAGCGTGTCCAGGAGCTTGCGGACGGCGGCGCGACCGCCCTGCTCCTTCTCCCGGGCCAGCAGCCTGGTCAGGGCTTCCTGGTCGACGACCGTGCCCTGCCCGGCGGGCGGTTGTGCGGGGTCGCCGAGCTGCTGGTTGGACGGGTCGGTCGGGTCCGCGCCCAGGATCGGGAAGATCGGGCGGCCATCGCGACGGTGACCGATGGGCGTGTGCGGGTCGGGCAGCGGGCGGGCCATGACGGTGTCTTCCTCCAGCAGCAGCGCCCCCGCGCTGTCGATCAGTGTAACGACGCCTACGGACGCAGCACCGATGAGAACATTGACAGTTGGCGTTCGGGGCTCTTGGGCCGCGTTCGCCTGGCGGGCCGACCGGAACCTGAAAGGCGCAGACATGGCCATCTCGGAGCGGACACGAAAGATCATCTGGATCGAGGCCGGCGGTCGGTGTGCCATCTGCAAAGAACAAGTGATGACCCCAGGCACCGAAAGCGACGATCCCTCTATCTTCGGCGAGGAAGCGCACATCGTGGGGCGGTCGAAGAGCGGCCCCAGGGGAGGCGGCCTCGACGAGGAACTAATCGACAGTCACGCCAACTTGCTCCTGTTGTGCAGCAAGGACCACAAACGAATTGATGACCAGACCAGCCACTTCACGGTGGAGCGGCTGCGAAGCATCAAGGCGCAGCACGCTGCGTGGGTCAGATCCACGGGTGACAAAGAAGGCGGCCAGCTGAGACTCGTACCGGACCCGACCTTCCCCCAGCCCCGGGTCTTGCAGGTCATCACGCGCGGGAACCCACTATGGAACATGATCAAGGAGAGCATGGCGTTTGAATACGCCCTCCCTGATCATCTTCCTGACGGCGATGAAGACGCCATCGTGGAGTTTCTCGACCTACTGCGGGATTACCTGGACATCGCGTCGGAGCTGGACAGCGTCCGAGACAACCGTGATGCCGAGAAGACGATCCAGGGATACATCAGCCAGCTCTCCGAGAGAGGGTTCATCGTAGGCGCGTACGTGCGCCACCTGCTTCTGAGCGGTGGAGCACGCCAGGAGGCCACTCCTTGGCCGATGCTACGAGTTGAGGTTCAACACTATTCAGGAGCCGTCATTGCTGACAGCACCGGCAAGCCGTATCCAGGCACGGTCGAGAGCGACAACGACGGCTCGGCGGACCACTCCCGGCCTTAGAGACCGTGAGCTGTCCTCTAAGGATTCTGCTGCGCAGGGATGGAGGCTTCTTGTTTGGGCACCCGGCGACGGCGTCCCGGCTTGGGAGCACTCGTCTGGGGCACGCTCGCGTTAGTGACGATGTGGTGCATTTCCTTCCCGCTTTCCAGAACCTCGCTGACGATCTTCTCCGACACAGCATGCCGGCGGTCTTCTGGAAGTCCTGCGGCGATTCGCTCTGCAGTGAGGAAGTATCCGTTCAGTACAGGGTGGTTGAAGTACTGGTTTAGCTGCTGCAGAGATCTCTCGTACGTCTGCATGTAGGTGCGGCTCAGGTAGGCGGTAAAGGTGGCGCCGACTGCGGCGGCTGAGCCGATGAACAGGCGGTCGCCTTGGGCATTGAGGCGCCACCCAATGCAGAATGCTGCTAGCAGGATGGCGAGGCAGAGCCCCATAGCGAAGCGGCTGCTGCGGTACGCCTTGTCAGCTTGATCAGTCGCTAGCTTGTGGTACCGATCCAGTAGTGCCTGGTTGTAGTCGGCCAGGCTGGGGAGTTCCATTTTTTCCCGGAGTCGATCCGCGGCCGTCTCAAGAGCCGCCCGCTCACGCTCAGCATCCGCCCGCTTGCCCTTCCAGGAAAGCCAATACACCACGCTCGCGCCAATGATGAGGGCGGCGATAGCGGCGCCAAGGCTGGGGGCAGCGTACGGCGGCCAAGGCCTCTTGACTCCCTCGGAACTAGGCAAGAGAAAATCACGGGCCCAAGAAGGGAGTGACGTCCAGATTGCCGTCCCGACAAACGCCCCAATCAGCAAGCAGAGCGCGGAAATGAATGTTACGTCGACAGTGTCAAATCGCTTCTTGAGCAGAGGAACTGTCTCGTCCAGCCCTGCCGGAGCGTAGGGAATCCCTGGCGGAGCGTAGGGAAAATCTGGCGGGGGGTGGAGGCTTGTCGCTTGCGTCCCTGCCGGGCCGGCAGTCGGCGGTGGTGATGACAGGTCCTCTGGCACGCTCACGTGTGACCCCCTGATGAGCTGTTGGCTCGTCAGATACTAGCGAGCAAACGCCTTTGTCTCAGGCCGTCCTGGTAGCAGTCTCCTCGGTTGACGGGACCAGGGGCACCCGCGGCACACCCTGATCGGCCTTGGGGAGTTTCAGGTAGTCGCGAACTGCGCCGTTGTCGCCCGTGGCGTCGGCGAGGCGGGAAGCCTGGTCGAAGTCGCGGCGCTCGATGCGTTCGATCTCCTCGGTTATGTCCTCGATCGGGTATCCGGCGTCTTGCAGCATGCGCACGGCGGTCTCCAGAGAGAACACGCGGGCCTGATAGCCCTTGGCGACCTCGTCCAGGATCGCAGACCGGTCGGTGGGGGTGTGCGGGCCCCACACGAGGCGGGCGGCCAGCGACTCGCCGGCGGGCCACACCTGCCCGGCCTGGTGGAGGCGCTGCACCATGCGCAGCAGGAGCACGTACTTGTGGTTGCGGGCCAGACGCATGGACGACACGAGCGCATCCAGCGGGCCGAGGGCCAGTTGCAGCGCGTACCCGGAGGGCACGGCGGCCGGGTCGAGGGTGCCCAGTCCGGCGCTGGTCAGTCGAGTGTTCCCGGCGATCCGGTCGAGGAGGTGGTCGATGCGCTGCCGCAGCTCGGCCAGTTGCGGGGCGCTGTTGAGGACGTCCATGCGGCCGCCCTCGGCGAGCTGCCACACGGTGCCAGCGCGGACGGTGACGGGCTGGGGCTGGCCGGTGGCCCGGTTGACGGGCAGGCGGGCACCGGACAGGCCGATGATCGGCGTGCCGGTCGTCGCGGACGCGGATGCCGAGTCGGTGTCGGTGGCCGCGAGCTCGTCAAGGGTCTGCATGACGGTGCCGAGGGTCGACTTGCCCCAGTGCTCGCCGCTGTCCGGGATGGAGTTCGGGACGTGGACGACGGGGATGAAGTCGCATGCCAGGTCGAGGCGGTCCAGGACTTCACCGTCGGAGCGCACCCGGTAGGTGGCCTTCCCGGGCGGCAGGTTGAACACGTCGTGATTGCCCTTGAGGTCTTCCAGGAGCCATTCGGCGTCGGTCAGGTAGCAGGTGACCGGCGACGGCCTGCCCGGCGCCCACGGATAGACGCGGGTGACGGCGCCGGTGGTCTCGTCGAAGGTGTCGCCGCGGGTGAGGGTCGGGAACCCCTCGTCGTCGGCGATGGCCTCTCGGATTGCGCGGCCGTCGCCGTCGTAGCCGGACTGGGTGGCGTGCCCAATGGGTGCCAGCTCGTAGGTGATGCGGCGGATGCGGGTTTTCACGCCGGTGCGCGGGTCGGCGGGCAACTCCCACGCGAAGTGCACACGGTTCGGGTACTCGGCGCCGTCCTGCTCGCCTTCCTCCCACTCGGGGAAGTAGAAGCCGGGGTCGTAGGTGCGCAGCAGCACCCGCTGCTTGGCCGGGTCCCAGGCCACCGTGTACACGCCGTCGCCGACACGGACGGCGCTGCGCTCGGCCTGCTGGATACGCAGCGACAGCAGCTCCTTCTCCGCCCACTCCCTCAGGCGGTCCTGCAGGTCGGAGGCTTGGGCTGCGCCGGGCGGCGGGTCGTCGTCGGCGGCGTGCTCGGCGCCGGGCACCACGATGGACTGCTCGGAGCCGAGGAGGTAGCCGAGGGCGGTGTCGATCAGCTTGGGGGCGTCGCCGAGTTCGCGGCGCTCCAGGGCGTCACCGCTGCCGGTGATGGAGGCGAGCTGCCCGGCTTGGTTGGAGTCGTAGGCCGTGAGCAGCTTGTATGCCATCAGGCGGCGCAGGTCCTCGTCGGGGACCCAGGAGCCGGTGAGTTCGAGGAAGGCGTGGTTGCCGGGCCGATTCGGGTCGGCCATGACCGGCTTGTAGTTGAGCCAGCTCCAGGCGTCGATGAGCAGGGTGCGCAGGCGCACGGCCCCTCCAGGCGTCGAGCCCCGCGCCCGCGGCGACCAGGATACGGGCCGCTGCTACTGGGGGGCGTCGGCGCAGCCATGGATCCACATGCCCTTGAGTAGGTCGCCGCGCTCGGCGGGCGTCTTGCGGTCCCACAGCTCATGGCACAGCTCCGTGGTGGGGGTCTGCTTCAGCTGCAGGATGGCGTACTGGGCTTTGCGGCCGTCCTGGATGGAGCGGTCGATGTGGGCCTGCGCGGACGCCTTGATCTGCTCGGACGTCGGCTGCGCCGTGCTGTGGTCGGACGACCACAGGGCCCACGTGGTGACGCCGGCGGCCGCCGCGACGAGGACGGCGGCGGCCGCGATGATCCCCCCGATCTTCATGGCGGGGAGGCTAGCACTCCAAGGCTGTTGCGGACGTTGGCCTTTATGAGGCCGTTTTCGGTCAGCGGCGGCCCTCCAAACGGTTGTCGGCGAGGGGGCTGGATGCGGTGGCGAGCTGGTTGGGGTCGGCGAGTTCGGTGAGGCCGTGCACGGCAGCGTCCATGCGGTCGGGGGAGTCCATGCCGACGACCCAGGTGACCATCTGCTCCTCCAACTGCGGGAAGGCGCCGACGTGGTGGACGAGGCCCTGTTCGTAGAGCTGGGCGACTGGTTCCGCTCTGAGTCGCTTGCCCTGTTTCGCGGTGACTTCGAGGACCATCGGCATGAGGAGTCCCTTGGTGGTGCCCTCGCGGCGGAGCTGCTCCCATGCTTGGGTGACCACCAACCTGGCCATGTCGCCGCCGTAGTTCTTCTCCACCACGATGGCGTCGGCCTTGAGGGACAGGGCGAGGCGGCAGGCGGTCAGGCCCCAGTCGTTGGCGCCCATAGAGGCCGAGCGGTCCTCGAGGACGTACAGGTGCCCGTCGTAGCTGCGTGCCGCGCCGATGATGCCGGTCTCGTCGCCGACTGCGCTTTCTCCGCCGGCGGGGTCGACGCACACGATGATGCGGACCATGTCCATGCCGCCGAACTCCACGACGGTGACCCGATTGTCCTTGATCCAGTCGCGCTGCCAGACGCCTCCCTCGGGCGGGCGGGGCTTCTGCTGGTAGAGCGCGGCCCACACGCGTTCGCCGACGCGGCGGCGGGTCTTGGCGTGGTGCTCGACGTCGAAACGTTCGGGCCACAGGGCTTCGCCGACCTGGCGGCCGAGGGGATCGTCGGGTGAGTCGGCGACGGCGGGCAGGTTGATGACGCGCCACTCGTTGGCTTCGGCGTCGGCGATGATGCGCCCGGCGAGGTCGTCCTCGTTCCAGCGGGTCTGGATGACGCAGATCGCGCCGTCCGGCTCCATGCGGGTCTGCAGGACGGACTGCCACCACTCCCACGTCTTGCGGCGCATGGTGGGGCTGTCGGCGTCCGCCATGTCTTTCACGGGGTCGTCGACCAGAGCGATGGTGGCGCCCTTACCGGTGAGGGAGCCGCCGATGCCGGATGCGGCGAGGCCGCCTTCGTACCCGGCGAGGTCGAAGCGGTTTGCGGCCTTGGAGCCGGGACGGAGCTGGATGCCGAGTTCGTCGCCCCAGGTGTCGATGGCGTCACGGATCCAGCGGCCGTGCTCGTCGGCGAGGGAGGCGGTGTAGGAACCGATGATGACGCGCCGGTCGGGGTGCTTGCGCAGGTACCACAGGGGCGCCCAGCGGGAGGCACGGCGGGACTTGCCGTGCCGTGGCGGCATGGTGAGCATGACGCGGTCCGAGCGGCCGGCTGCCATGTCGATCCACGCCGAGTCGATCAGGTTGAGGTGCCGGGCTTGCATCTCGCGGCGGTCGGTGAGGATGGCGGCCAGCGCGCCGGGGGAGGCGTCCATGGCGATCTGCCGTTCGGCGCGGGCAAGGAGGCCGCGCAGCCGGGGGGATGCGGCGGCCGCCATCTCGCGTCGCACAGGGGAGGGTTGGGCCCGGTAGGCGGCGATGAGCTGCTGCTCGCGGTCACTGGGAGCCACGTGCGGCCTCCTCGCTGATGCCGATGAGAGCTTCCAGCTCGTCGAGCGCGGTGTTGGTGATCTCGATCGCTCCGCCGTCGGCGCCGGTGACCTCGGTCTTCACGGGCCGGTCCAGACCGAGGAGGCGAGCGCGGCGCTCCATGATCCTGAGGGCGCGGTCGATCGCGGCGAGGTTGCCGTCCTTGACGGCCTGCCGGTAGGCGACGAAGAACAGGCGGTCCAGGCGGGCGTTCTCGACCTCGCGCAGGTCCTCGGTCTTCTCCTCCAGCTCGCTGCGCCGCTCCTTGAGGGCTTCGCGGACGTCCTTGCAGGCGGCCTGGATGAGCTGGGTGTCGTTCGGCGGCTCCTGGCCCTTGCGGTAGCGGTCGATGCCGTACCCCTGCGGGTAGGCGACGCGGTCGCTGTTGATCGCTGGGTCGGCGGCAAGCCTGCGGGCAAGAGTGAGCCAGTCCACGCCGGCCAAGCGCATGTCGATGGCGTCCGCGCGACGCTGCGAGATTGCGGCGCGGGCGGCCTTGTCGGGGCGTCCCACGGGGGGCGACCGTCCTTCCGGCTCCTCAGCGCCCCCGCGCCGATTCCCATGATCCCTCACACCACCGACCGGGCCTTGGCTAACCCGTACCCAAGGCCGCTCCGCGCGCTTCGGAATCTGCCGCGGCCTCCGGCGCCTCGATACTCACCGGGACGGACCGGTATCGGGGCCGATCATTTCCAGGGAAGCGCCTTGTCTAGCGGGCCGGTGACGCGGCTGGCCACATCGCTCCCAGCGACAAGAGTGAGGACGCCAGCAACCACAAGCGTCCACCGGAGACTGCTGGCCACCGCTTCCTGCTGTGCGACAGCTGGCACGAAGGGAAGAAAGACACCGCTGAGGATCAGGGCAGAACCTGGCAGGGTGCGCGCCGCGATGCGGCGGGCAAGGTTTCGTGGTGTCACCTCGTCCGGTGCATTGGCCAATAGTGCGGCCCGGTCCTCCCGAATGAGCGCGTCCACGGCAGTGAGGAGAGAGGCAACGACGGCATCGGCGTCGTGGGCGTTCCGAGCTAGGACCAGCGGCCTGTGGTGGGCTCGGTAGACCGCCGCCACTCGCAATGCTTCCCCTCTCAGCGTGCGGCGTATCCGCAGGGGAGCCCTGCGCGGCAGGGTCAGATCGTATTCCGCCGCACGAGCGAGCTGTTCCAGCATGCGGCATAGGCGGCGGCTGTGCTGAGGGACCAGGCGTCCTCGTGTCAACTCGTGCACATGAGCCGCGGCGCTGACAGTGAGAACGACCAGACGATCGTAGGGCCGGGTACGACCGGACTCGGACAACCACCGCAGGGGCGCCTCAAGCGCGAAGTCGATGATTAGCACGATCACTAGGAACGCGCTGAGACCAAAGTACCCGTTGCAGATATACCACCACTTGCCGTGAGCGATAACCAGGGAATAGGGGATCTGCTGCGCAGCCAGCGATAATGCTGGCAGGGACAGTGCCCCAATCATTCGGTGCTCCCACGAGAAGGCGATAGCAGGAAGGAGCCTTCGGGAGATTACGGCATTTGCGATGCATCCGATCACCAGACCTGCGATCAGGTTCGCGACCCGATCCGAAGCCCCCACACCCGCCACCGGAGGACCGTCAGTCCCGGTCGCCGCGTCGTGTATCCCTGCAACAAGCGACGGTATCGCCATTAGTAGGATGCTGCCGCCGAGAACAATATTTCGGACAACACGCGTGTTGCCCACGTCCGCGCCGTGAAAGCGCAATGAGGCGAACAACACCCCTCGGATGCGCTCCTCGTCCCCGTGGCTCATCTGTTCCACAAAACGGAGATCCCTGCGCACTGCGCGCTCCAGGCCACGACGTCCTGGCACCTCCGTAGCCCAGCGTTGCAGTCTTGCCCGCAGCTCTGCCCCCGCCATGGCGGCTACCCTACGGCCACACAACGGCCCGTGCACTATTCGGGACCCCAGTGAAAGCTGGAGCTTTCGAGGCAGGTGACGCGACCCGAGCGGGTGATCACCGAGAGGCGGGGCGGTGGCACCGCCCCGCCTTGGTCATATGAGCCTGAGCTGGTTCGTGTCGCCGGCTGGTTGGTCGCACGGCATGGGCGGTGCGTCGGGAGCGTCCTTGTGCAGGCGTAGCCACCAGGCGAACTGCCAGTTGCGGCAGGTGCGGTAGATGCGGGACTGCCGCAGCTCGACGCCGCGGGGGATGGTGTGCTCGCCCCAGCCAGTAATGGGACGTGCGTTGCGCAGTTCGACATGCAGGCCGGGCACGAGCGCGTCTCCGCTCCACTCGTGTCCCGGTGCGTGCTCGAACGCGAGGTGAGCGTTCGTGTCCCAGCACCAGGGGTGCGGGAGCGCGCATACGTACCAGGCGAGCGGCACATCGTCGGTGGACAGGCGCAGGGCCTGGTGCCGCCGGCGCAGGTCGACGCGTGGTCGGTCGGGTTGGCCGAACGTCTTCAGGCAGTGCTGGGTGAGGTCGACGTGCCGCACGCCGGCGAGCCACAGGATCCGGTAGCGGTCGCGCTGTTCAATGCTGACAGTCACGTCGTTTGTCGTCACCGGAATTCCCCCCTTCTCACATTCTCGTCAGTATCGGAAAGATGCGTTTCTTTCCAATACCAATTTTATCAATTTTTCCACCAATTCACCATGTCGGTTATGCCGGAAGTCATTCGGGTAAGGCATATTGAATTCCTCGTCAAAGGCCCGCTGGTAATCCTCTTCCGGGAGCGGCAGCGGGCCTTTGCAGACGGCCTTGAGGTTGGCCCCGGACCGGTCGGAGATCCGCACGTCACGGAAGTATCCGCGCAGCAAGGGCTCCAGGGAGTCCGGGGTGTGGAAGCGCAGCTTCTGCCACTTCCCCTTGACGAAGTTCATCTCCACGTTGTCGTCGTCGAGGAAGCTCATGTGGGTCACACCGACCGTGGACGTGACGCGCTTCTGCTTCTCGACGGCCAGCTCCCGCGCGAGATTGCGCGTGCCCAGATACAGGCCGCCGTCGGCGGCGCACAGCGCATTCACCGTGGTGAGCACCCAGTGCTGATAATCCAGCGACGTCGTGGCGTTGATGACGGAGTCCAGCACCACCGTGTCGAACAGCCCGCCGGCGGACAGCTCCCGCTCCAAGCCCCGGATCGCGCCGACGACCCACTTGATGTCGACGGAGTACGAGCCCTGCACGCACCGGTACGGCTCGTAGTCCCACACCTGGAAGCCCTTGCCGCGCAGCATCTTGGCGTAGTCGCCGTACCCGGCGCCGAAGTCGACCACGCGGTGCTTCGGCGTCAGCCACGGCACGACGAGCTTGTCCCAGGTCTCCGAACCGTAGGCGAGCTTGCCCTCCTTGGCCTTGGAGGTGTGCTTCCGCAGCCGCTTGGGCTGCACGATGTGCTGGTTATAGACAGGGGCCTGCTCCTCGATGGCGGACCAGTCGTACACGCCGTACTCGCCGGTGAGGTCGCCGTACAGCTGCCCGGCATCGCTGGAGGGCACCGTCCAGGCGAGCAGGTCGAAGCGGTGCGCCTGGGCGACGACGGCGTACTCGGCGTTGAGGAAGATGCGGCCCTGGTCGTCCATCACCACCGACCCCCACGGGCCGTGCGCGGCCGCCATCTGCGCGATTGCGTTGATGAACGGCAGGCTCTTGCGCTCGTCGACGCGGATGGACTGCCACGGCACCCACGACCAGGTCCCGATCTCGCCGGGCTCGGCGTACACCACCGACTGCTCGGTCTCGACGCGGTTATGCAGGAGGTTGAACTGGATCTCATCCTGCAGGCGGACCGTCTTGCCGAGCATGACCGCCGGCGTGTGGGTCAGGCCGAGCGCGGTCATGCCCTTGGTCCGCTGGTGGCCTGCGACCAGCGTCCCGTTGGCGTTGAGGATGACGGGCTTGACGATGCCGTGGCGGCCGATGGACACCTTCAGCCGCTCGAAGGCTTCCGGGGACAAGCGCCGCGGGTTGTAGTCGGCCGGGCGCAGGTCGACGAGCGGGTACGCCTCGTGGAAGGTCGTGGTGGGGATGCTGACGCTCACGCCTCGGTCTCCTTGTGGGCGTTCTGCAGCAGGTGCCAGCCGAAGCCGAGGTCGGAGTTCGACTCGTCCACGAACTGCTGGTAGATGCCGTTCAGGGCCTCGACCTCTTCGGCGGTGATCCGCACACGGGTGGTCGACCACTGCATGTAGCCCCACTGCAGATACTCGACCTGCGCGGTCTCCCCGGTGCCCTGGCCGTCCGAGGGCAGGGTGAGCCGGTCAGGCAGGGAGTCGTCGTCCAGCAGCTCGTCCAGGGCGTCCTGGTCGTAGCCGGTGCCTTCGAGGTCGGGCAGGTCGGCGAGGATGCTGGCGAGCATCGTGGAGTCGTAACCAGCCAGATCCGAGGTGCGGTTGTCGACGATGACGATGCGGGCGGCGTCCTCGTCGCTGACGTCGACGAACGTCGCGGCGATCTGCTCCCAGCCCAGCTCCTTGGCGGCCGTCCAGGTGTGGTTGCCCGCGAGAATCTCGTTGGGGCGGCCGGTGTAGGTGCCGCGGTTGACGACGATGGCCTTGTACTGGCCGTTGACGCGCAGCGATTCAGCGATGGCGCCGACGTCGCCGGTCCGGGGGTTCTGGAAGTACGGGGCGAGGTCTTCGACCGGCACGGCGAGCGAAGCCAGCGACTCGGGGATGCGGACGGGCGTAGCACTCACGTGCGTGTCCTTCGGTGTAGGAGGCGTTCCCCCGCGCCCTACGCCCGTCACCTTAGGGGATCAGGTGGCTTGCGTTACCGCCGTGCTCAGTCGTCGTCGCCAGAAGAGGTCAAAGCCGCCCTGGCGGGGCCCTACTCGCAGTGTGGCGCCTCCCCCCTTAGTGGTCTGATCCGCAAGTTCTTCGGGGGTTGACAGAGCTGCGGATCTTGTGACAGCCGACGGCAGGTAGCGGAGGCTCGATCCGGAGCCCCTGAGCACTCACGGATTATCTCCGCGGGGGTGCAACTGGATTGTTGGGGCGCAGGCAGTCGAATACGAGGGCCGCGAGGCGATCGGGTCGAGCAGTATCGGTGCGCTGGCGCTGAGCGGCGAGTGCGGCCAGGACGATCGCCTGGGCATCGGCGGCGTCCACATCGGTTCTCACCGCGCCGGCCTGCTGGGCCCGGGCCAGTAGCGCCGCAAAGGTCTCCCGCAGGTCGTCGGCAACCTGCTGGGTCGCACTGCCCATGGTGACCCCCGAGCTGGCGATCGCGTCGGCAAGGTCTTGCTTGGCGTCGGCCTGGTTGGTCATCCGGGTGAGGAAGGTGAAGAACGCCGCTCCGGCCTCGTCGGTCTGCAGTGCGGCGCGTGCGTCCCTGGCCAGCTGTTCGAGATGCTCCACGACGACCGCCTCGAAAAGCGCCTCCTTGGTCGGGAAATGGCGGTGGACCGTGCCCGGGCCGACCCCGGCCCGGCGGGCGATCTCATCCAGCGGCACGCCGATGCCCTCGGCGGCGAAGGCTTGTCGCGCCGCCTGCAGGATCCGTTCCCTGTTCCGCCGCGCGTCGGCACGCAGCGGTCGCTCGGTGCTCAATCGTTCCTCCCCTATGGGATTTTCCGGCCCCCGGAGGCAAGCGGGGCGATCGCCCCGTATATTAACCGGAGTAGCCGCCCCGCTTTCTCTCCGAGGAGTGTCCCATGCCTGCTGCAACCTCACGCGACGTCGTCGACCGTCTCCTTCACCTCACCGCCAACGGGCCGACCGAGGAAATGGCCGATGTGTTCTCCGAGGACGCCGTGTTCGAGATGCCGTTCCTGCCGCCGGGCCTGCCCCAGCCGGAGGCCGGGCGTGAGGCGTTCCGGGCCCATCTCCAAGGGGCCGTAGGAGTGCAGGAGTTCGAAGCCGTGGACCGCGTCCGCATCCACGAGACAACCGACCCGGATGTCGTCATCGCCGAGTACCGACTCCACGGCCGGGTCGTCGCCACCGAAAAGCGGTTCGCCTCCGACATCGTCATGATCGCCCGGGTCCGCGACGGATTGATCATCTGGTCGCGCAGCTACTCGAACCCGCTCGACAGCGCGATCGCCTTCGACACGATCTACGACCTCTTCGCCGGGCTGACCGCGGCATAGCCTTCAGCCCGCCTGCCGTGCCCGCTGCCGCCGCCCGACCGATATCCCCGACCACCGCCGAACGCAGGGGGTTGAAGAAGATGGCCTACGGCCACAAGACCGAGCACCGGCTGCGGGTGCGCGCACAGGTCGTCCTGCGCGCCGCACGCGGACACTCCAACGCGCGCATCGCCCGCGAGACGGGGCTGCACCTGGACACCGTGCGGACCTGGCGTGGCCGGTTCGCCCACGGCGGGCTGCCGGCCCTGGCCGACCGCAAACGCTCCGGACGTCCAGCCCGTTTCACTCCCGTGCAAGTCGCCGAGACCAAGGCGCTGGCCTGCCAGTTACCCGCCGAGACCGGCGTACCGCTGGCGCGCTGGTCGTGCCCGGAGTTGGCTGCCGAGCTGACCGCGCGCGGGATCACCGACACTGTCTCCGCGTCCACGGTGCGCCGCTGGCTGCGAGAGGACGCGCTCAAGCCCTGGCAGTACCGGTCCTGGATCTTCATCCGCGACCCGGACTTCCGCACCAGGGCCCAGCGTGTCCTCGACCTCTACACCCGCACGTTCGAGGGCGCCCCGCTGGGAGAGGACGAGTACGTCCTCTCCAGTGACGAGAAGACCTCCGTCCAGGCCCGCTGCCGCTGCCATCCGACCCTGGCCCCGGGCCAGGCCCGAGCGATGCGCGTTAACCACGAGTACGGCCGCGGCGGCGCGCTGGCCTACCTGGCCGCCTACGACGTCCACCGCGCGAGAGTCTTCGGCCGCTGCGAGCCGAAGACCGGCACCGTGCCCTTCATGGCCCTGGTCGCCCAGGTCATGGCCACCGAGCCCTACGCCAGCGCGAAACGCGTCTTCTGGATCGTCGACAACGGTTCCTCCCACCGAGGGAAGAAGGCCATAGACCGTCTGACCAAGGCATTTCCGAACGCGGTCATGGTCCATACCCCCGTGCACGCCTCCTGGACGAACCAGATCGAGATCTTCTTCTCTATCGTCCAGCGCAAGGTCGTCCGACCCAACGACTTCACCGACCTGAACCAGGTCAGGGACCGGCTCCGGAAAGACTTCCAGAGCCAACCACTTAGTCTCGCCACACCCAAAAGAGTGGGAGGCGCGTTCGCCGTGCCGAGATGCGCGAGCACGCCGACAGCGTCACGCTCCATTTAGCGGAAGGCGCCCCAGGACGGCCGTGGCTCCCAGGCCAGCCCCTCCCATCTGGGGTGCCGCCGCGGGCCAAGGTGTCCGAGCCGAAAATGCGTGTTGCGCCGACGTAGCCCGCTGGCTGCTGATGTCCAGGGTTGTCGCCTGCTGGCTACGCCCTCGATGCAGCGCAACGCAGCGCCCCCCGTGCCAGCCCTCATAACGGGGGGCGTCTCGGGTGGCGGCACCGTCAGTCGAGGACTCCCAGTGCTGTGTCCGGTCGGCAGTGTGTGCACGCCGGCACCTGCTGGCGTAGGGCGTCGACTGCTTGCGCCCGCGAGACACCGACGCACCGACTGCTCTTCCGCACGGTCCAGCAATCGCCCATATGCACGGCGACCAGATTCGTCTTCTGCAGGCCGCGCTCCACAACCCACTCGGGTGGAGCCGGCCGCATCTCGTCGGCTTGCTGCTGCCGCGCCTCGCGCTGCTCTTCCTGTGCGATCCAGGCGTCGATCTGCGCGAGGGCAGCCGTGGCTTGCTGGACGACGACGCGGCGTGCGAAGTGGAGAAGATCGAGTCTGGACGGCGCGCGATCGTTCACGTGTTCGATATTACGGCGTAGGCTTTCCCCTGCCACCTCGGGGCAACGGAAGGAGACGTCATGGACGTGGACGAGCTGCTGCAGCGCCACGGCGTCGACACCGTCCGATTCGAAACTGCGCCGCCTTCCCCCTCATGGAGGGAGATGCGGGATCACCTCGCACTCCTGGCCGGATGCGCGGTCTGCGGCGACACCTGCCTGAGCGTCTGGGTGGTCGACATGGGGAGCGGGCCTCGGTGGGTCGGTCTCTGCCGAGGCCACACACCGGGCGTACTGTCCGAACTGGCCGCGCCGACCGTGCTCGGCAGAACTGGTCCCGTTCATGGATGACGCCGGCCGCTACCGCCTCACCCTGTTTCTGGACGACCGCTGCGTGATGGACGGCTGGTGGGGACGCGAGACCACGGGCCGCAAGAAGTTCGCCGCGACAGTCCGCGACTACGGGCGCGACGGCGCGCGCATCACCCTCATGGACACCGAGACAGACGAGAAGCTGGCCGCCTGGCCGAAGCCCGCAGCCAGCTCCACGCCGTAGATCAAGCCGAGGCCAGCTCCGGATGCCTGGCCGCCTTCTTCACATCCGCCTCAACGTCGTTGCGGGCCTGGCCCTCATCCTTGGCGTACGTCGTGATCGCCGCTTGAACGTCGGCCGCGCGATCACGCCAGGCGCGCCACGCCTCCTCGTACGCCTCGGTCTGCTGCTCGGTCCATGGCTGCGCGCTCGGGGGGCCGTAGTCGTCCCTGAGCTGCGCGACCTGCGTTTGTGCCTGATCGGCGACGTGTTCCATCTCCACAAGATCGTCAAAGGTGTGTGCCACGCATGGACCCTACGTCCGGGGTATGACATCACCCCTCCACGATGAAGGCGGGCCAGGGCAGCTATGCCCGCCACTCCTCGCGGTAGCCCGGCCGACCCGCGTAGGGCAGCGCCAAGAGGCACCGATGCCCATGGGTCGTCGTCTAGGCGCCCGGGAGTCCGCCGCGAGCATTGGGTGGAGAGATTTAAGGTATCGCCTTCAGCCTCCACCTCGAGCGCAGGGCGATCGCACGCACCAGGCCTTCGGGCGAGGTTCGTGACGTTGGCGGCCTGCACCGCCGCACTGGCGGCCAGGTGTTCGATGCCTGCTCGCAGCCGGTAGGACTCTTCGGGGGAGAGAGCCCGGGACTCGGTGTGGCCAATCAGATGCCGGATCTGGTCCAGCGTCGGCCGGTGGTTGGTCATCGGCCGGCGGCCCGGTCGGCTTCGGCCCAGCGGCGAAGCAGGCGGCGGCGCTGGCCGGGGTCAAGCAGGACGGCCCGCTCGTAGATGGACATGATCCGCGTCGTGGGCACGCACCACGACGGGAACGGGTCTTCGGTGGACGGCTCGGGTTCGCCGGCGGGTTCCACGGTGTAGAGCGCCGTACAGCCAGCGGGAGGCGTAGAAGCGGGCGTGCTCGCGGTCGGTGGTGATGTACACCCGGCCGGGGCGGCCGGTGGGCGGGTCGATGGGGCGGCCGTCGATGACCGCGGTCTGGTACTTGGCGCGGGCGGCGCAGACGGGGCAGCCGTCGATGATGCGCGGCGGGTGCGGTGGAGGAGGTCCCCGGGCTTGAGTCCGGGGATGCCGCCGTGGAAGTAGCGCAACCCTGCCTGCCTTACCGGTTGTTGCAGCGGCACCAGCCCTGCGGCGAGCACCAGGAGTCGCAGGAGTGGCACCACACGGCGCCGGGGTAGGGAGGGAGGAGTCCGCCGGACTTGTGCAGGCGGGGGCGGCCGATCCCGGCCTCTTCGATCCCGGCGATGAGCTCGGCGTAGTGCTCGTCGGCGTTCGGGTCGGGGTTGGGGTCGTGGGCCTGCGGTGGCGTGGTGGGGGCGGTCATCTTCTGTCGTCTCTTCGAGGCAGGTAGTGGCGGTGGGGGTCCAGGGCGCTTCAGCTCGGCGAGGACCTTCGGCAACGGCCCGTAGCGTTCGCGCATGAGGCGGCCGAACAGTTCCGGGTCGGCGGCGTGGTCGGTGCGGTACGTCGGTGACGTCACGGTGTTCTCTCCTGGGACGCGGGGACCCGCCCGGCCGGGGTGGTGGCTGGGCGGGTCCATTCGCGGGTGCGTGGGGCGGCGTCCCCTGGTGGTCCCGCATGGGCGGGGCCGGTGTCTGGCGGGTAGGGCGCGGGGGGGTTGCCACCCGCCAGACACCGTTAGGGGGATGCCGCATGCCACGGCTGCTGACCTGGCCGGTTCCGCGGCTGCTGGCCGTTCCTGATCAGCGACGTGACCGTATCACGTTCGAATGTTGTGGCACATTTATCAGGTGGGGTCATCGCTGCCGTCGGCGGGGACGTCCGGCGGGCCTCCCCAGAAGCTGGCTCCGTAGCCGAAGCCTTCCAGGGCCTCGGTGCCGCAAGCGTCGGGCTCGTCGACCAGGAACAGGGCGTCCTGGTTGGAGCGGACGCGCGCTTTGAAGGCGTCGGGCTGCATGCGGCGCCAGTCGGGGCGCTTGGGGGTGTCGCTCATCGGACGGTCCTTGTCGTGTCGGTGCGGGCGGCCCGCCTCCGTGGCAGGGGCGGGCCGTGCGGGCTCAGGTCAGGCGGGGACGACCTCGGGCTCGGCGGCGGGCACCGCCTCGGCTGCAGACTGCTCCGCCTCGTCGGCGTGCTCCGCCGCGGCGGCCGGGGCGTCGCCGAGGACGGACGGGCCCGCCTCCGCCTCGGAGTTGACCGCGATCTCGCGGGCCTCGGCGTGGGCCTTGGCCTGCCGCAGGTTGAAGCGGGCCTTCTGGACGGCCTCGGCCACGCGGTCGAGCTGGTCGAGGCGGGCGCCGATCTCGCCCTCCAGGGCGATGGCCAGCTTCGTCGGGTCGGTCTTCGTCAGCTCCTCCAGCAGGCCCCGGACGCGTTCGATGGCGTCGAGCTTGGAGCGGGTGGCGGCACGCTCGTGCTGGCGCTCCTCGCGCTGCTCCGGCGTCATGTCCTCCACGATCATCGCGACGACCTGGTCCTGCTGCAGGCGCAGAGCGTAGGCGAAGTGGACGAGCTCGTTGTCACCGGCGAAGGCGCCGGACGCCCACTTCTTCAGGACAGCCGTCTGGTTGCCGGGCGTGAGTGCGGCGATCTGCACGGCGGCCTGGGTGCCGATGTGGCCTGCGTTGACCTGCTTCTGGACCTCCTCGGTGAGGTTGAGCAGCGCCAGACGCAGGTTGACGTACTGGACGGACTTGCCGAACTCCTTGGCGACGTCGCCCGGCTCGGCGCCGTCCTGCTCGTCAAGGATGCGGCGGAACGCCTTGGCCTCCTCGACGGGGGTCATGTCGGCGCGGTTCAGGTTCTCCGCAACGGACCGCTTGAAACGCTCCAGGGTGGTCATGTCGTCGTCAGTGATGATGCACGTGATGTGCGTGAGCTCGGCGAGCTGGTGGGCGCGCCAGCGACGCTCGCCAGCGACGATCTCGTAACCGCCGACCTCGGCGTCCCGGCGGACCTCGATCGGCTGCATGAGGCCGAACCGGCTGATGGAGTCAGCCAGTTCCTGCAGGGCGGCCGGGTCGAAGTACTCGCGAGGCTGGCGCGGGTTGCGGTGGATCTTCTCGATCGAGATCGTGCGGATCGTCATGGCTCGCTCCAAGAGGCCGGTTCAGGTGAAGGAGGGTCCCCCTCCCTTTCATGCTCTTATTCTAGCGGCATTTGTGAAAGGTGTACAGATTTTTCTGGAGAGTTTTTGCAGGTCAGGGCATGCGTCGGGGTGGGCACCAAGAGAGGTGCCCGCCCCGACGCATGCTGACTCGCTCAGCTAGCCCGGATCAGCGCCTCCGACTCGCAGGACGGCTCCTGAATGACGTCCTGTGGGTCCTCATGGAAGGCGACGGCCAGCACGCACAATGCTGTCGCCGCCTCGCGTGCGCCTAGAGCAGGCCGGCCGGACAACTCGGCCTCCACCATTCGTTGTTGGACGCGTGCCGGATCGATCGCCACCGCACTTTCCCCTCCCCTCAGGCGGGTTCCCCCGCCTTCGACCACATGCACGATCACCGCCCCGCACACTTCCCCCCATGGCGCCCGCCCCCACGGGCGCCTTGGGTCAACTACCAGGTGGTGTCGTCCTGCTTGGCCTCGCCCCCGTCGACACTGGCGTCCACCGGGGCCGCCCAGGTGGTGTCCTTGGCCACTGCCCACGTGGTGTCCGCCGGCACGGCCCACGTTGTGTCGGCGGCGACGTTATGAGAGGTCACATGCCCCTGCTGCACACCGACAAGGACGGCCACCGCGGCGAGTGCAACGGCGGCAGAGATACGGATAGCACGCTTGATTCCCACTTGTTCCCCTGATGGTCACGAGATGAAAGAGGGCGCCATGAACGTCGGCGGCCAGCAACCGTACGGCTGACCCGCGCTGTTGACGCCATGCGCCCGTCAACCAACACCCTGTAGTGGAGAAGTAGTGAAGATCAAGTCAAGGGGTTACTGTATTTTCACCAGACGCACAATTCAGGGGATGTTAGGTGCCACATCTTCCGGACCTGCCGGATCTGTCCGTTCAAGCAACGAAGGTTTACCGCCTCGCGCTGGACGGCGAGCCCATACCCCCGGGAACCCCGGGCCTGGCTCAATTGCTGACTATGGGTCTAGTAGTGGATAGCCATTCGGGTGACGACCTCTACAGCGCCATCGAGCCGCGATATCCGGCACTGGACATGATTGGCCAAGTCCACCAACACCTGACCGCGCTGACAGAGTTCACGGGCGCGATGCCGGGATTCCTGGCCACGCTACGGGACCAATTCCAGGCGCTCAGCACGCGCCACGAGTCCATTCAGCACCTGACCGGCCGCGACCTGATCAACGACCACATCGCACGCCAACACGCCTGTGCTCGCACCGAGATCATCGCAGCCCAACCCGGCCACCGAACCCCCGAAGACCTATCGTTCTCCTTCGATCGCGACCGCGGCGCCCTCGAACGGGGCGTGGCCATGCGGACGCTCTACCACAGCTCAGTCCGCCGGGTCGCCACGGTCGGCAACTGGGCGAATTCCATGGCCGCCTCAGGCGGGGAAATCCGCACGTTCAACGGCCGTTTCCCCCGCAGTATCATCTTCGACCGAAGCGTGGCGTTCATCCCTGCGCACACCGGCGAAAGCGTGAACCCCTCGGACGAGGCCGTCATGATCTCGGAACCGCTGGTGGTAGCGCGGCTCGCTTACGTCTTCGACCTATTCTGGGAACGCGCCCAGACGTGGTTCGACCGGAGCGACAGCGGCAAAGACAAGAACCTCGCCACCACTTCCACCCAGAGAGCGATCCTGCGCGAGTTGTGCCAGGGCCGGACACAGGCGCAAGCGGCGAAGAACCTCGGGATCGGCCCCGCCTGGATCAACGAGCAGCTGGGACAACTTCGCAAGAAGCTCGGGGCGCAGACCCTCAACGAGGTCATCTACTGGTGGGCAACGTCCCCCGACCACGAGGTACAGGACTGAGAAACACGGCTCCCCGTGCTAGTGGGCGACGGGGGTGCGCCAGGTCAGCGTGACCCGGTCGTCCACATCGCGTACCCCGCGTGCCCGCGCGGGGTGCACGGCCACCTTCTCCAACATGAGCACCACCAGGGCCCGTTTGGACGGGTGCGGCGCGTGGTCCCACCAACGGGCCAGGTCATCGACCCCACCCAGCGGCACATCCACTGCCTGTTCCAGGTAGCGCAGCCGTGCCCGGCACTCCTTCAGGCTCTGCCCGATGGTTTGGTCCGTGGCGACGAAGGCCGCCCGCGAAAGCTCGCCCTTCGCGTAGGGCCCGGCAAGGTCGGTACGCGACTTCTCCAGTTCGGCGATCTGGATGCGGATCTGGTCGGCCTCGTCGGCCATCCTCCGCCGGGCCGCCTCCAGCGCCTCCTGCGCGCCCGGGCGCAGCAGTTCACCGAGCACGTGCTCGGCCACGTACTCCTCGAGCAACGATGCGTTGATGCGTACCTTGCCGCATCCGCCGCGGCCCTCGTAGTTCGTCTGACAGCGGTAGGAGGGCGTTCCCGCGCTGGTACGGGCGCCGGCCATACGCTGCTGGCACTGACCGCACTCGGCCACTCCGCCCGCCAGCAGGTATTCGTAGTCAGGGGCACGGCCCTGCTGACTACGCGTGCCGCCTGGCCGGCTGGTCCGGAGTTCCTGCAGATACCGGAATTCCTCCGGTGTGATCAGCGCCTCCCGGCCGGTCTCACACAACTCGCCCGAAGTGGGATCACGGTCCAATCCGGCGATCGCAGGATTGTCGAGCAGGCGGCCGAGCGTCATGCTCGTCCACGCCCCACCCATCGTTCCCCGGTGGCCTTCGGCCGTCATCCAGGCGGCAACTTCCGCCTGTGACTGACCGGCGCGGATACGACTGACAGCCTCACGTACGACTTGCCGCTCGTCGGCGCGGACACGCGTCAGTGCCTGGTTGTCGAAGCCGTACAAACGCGGCATGCCACCCGCTCCCCACTCATTCAGCGGCCCGTGCAGGTCCTCCCTGACGCAGCGAGCCGATCCCAAGTGCCTCCCACAGGGCGGCCGTCGGAATGCGTATCGTGCTCCCCATCGTCAGCGTCCGCACAGGAAACTGGCCAGCCTTGATAAGGTCGTACGCCTTGTTGTGTCCGATACCCAGCGCGCGGGCCGCGGTCACCACGTTGACCGTTGCGGGCAGCGCCAAGACTTCGTCCAGGCTCATTCCGCGCTTGTCGGCGGCCAGAGTGCTCGTCGTCGCCATGTTCGTTGTCGCGTTCTCCCCCGCGCCAACCTGGCCCACACCATACACCGGCAAAGACAGGATGGGCCCGGCATGATCCGGTAACAATGAGCATCGATAGTGACAACCGGGCGTAGGGGTGGGGTCGGTGTTTGAGGACAGGACGTACAAAAGGTGCTCATGTAAGGGGCCGCTCGTAAGCAAGGACGGCAGCCCAGTCCTGGACGGCGACGGCAAGCAGAAGACCGGCTACCTGGAAAAGGCCTGCCCCAAGCTCAAGCAGCGCGATCACGGTTCCTGGTACTACTCCATCGAGCTGCCGCCCGGCCCGGACGGCAAGCGCCTGCCTCGCGCGAAAAAGGGAGGTTTCCGCACGAAGGCGGACGCAACCGCCGCGGCCGAGAAGGTGTGGAAGCTCGCTCAGGACGGAGTGGACGTCCTCAGCGACGAAACTGTGGCCGACTACCTTCGCCGCTGGTTCGCCAAGCGGGTCGACCTGAAGAAGTCCACCCGCAAGGGATATGAGGACTACATCGAGCGTGTCTTCATCCCCTACCTCGGCGCGATCAAGCTCCTGACGCTGCGCACCCGCCACATCCAGGCGATGTTCGAAAAGCTGTGGGCCGACAACGAGGTACACGCAGAAAACCACGTCAAGGCGCACCAGGCCCTCGCAGCCGAACGTGCCGCCCACACAGCTTGGAAAGACTGCATTGAGCGGCCCCGGCCCAAAGAGCTGCGCCAGGCGTGGGAAGACGCCAAGAGTGCGCTCAAGGAAGCCCGCGCCCTGCCCTGGCATGTGACCGGTCCCGGCACGCAGGTGAAAATGCTCAACACCCTCTCCGGCGCCCTGGAGGACGCCGTGAAGGAGAAGCTGATCGCTGAGAACTGGACGAAGCAAGTCGTCCTGCCGAAGTACGTCCGCCCCAAACCCCTCGTGTGGACGCCGGCCCGAATCGAGGCATGGCGACAGACCGGAGAGAAGCCGGGCAAGGTCATGGTCTGGATGCCGGAACAAACAGGGGAGTTCCTCGACGCTGTCGCCGAGCACCGCCTCTACCCGATGTTCCACCTCATGGTTTTCAGGGGCCTACGCCGGGGGGAGGCGGTCGGGCTTCCCTGGGCCGAGACCGACCTGACGTTGGGCACCGTGCACATCAGCGAGCAGCTGGTGGCCTCTTCGTACGACGTGTGGGAGGACACCCCCAAGAGCGAGAGTGGCGAGCGGACGATCAAGCTGGACTCGGAGACGCGGAAGCTGCTGGAACTGTGGCGCGAGCGGCAGGACCAGGAGCGTGCCGACTGGGAGGTGCACGCCAAGACCTGGAAGCGCACGGGCCTGGTGTTCACCTGGGAGGACGGAGGCGCCTACCACCCGGAGTACCTGTCGCAGGTTTTCATGCGACTCGTGAAGAAGCTCGGCCTGCCGCCAGTACGGCTGCACGATCTGCGGCACTGCGCGGCGACCCTGTCCCTTGCCGCCGGACTGCACATGAAGGCCATCCAGACTCTGCTGGGGCACTCTTCTTACTCGCTGACCGCCGACACGTACACCTCGGTACTACCTCAGTTCGAGGAGGCTCAGGCCGAGGCCCCGCTTGCTCTGGTTCCGCGCAGGTCTCCGGCGCGCCGGGACGTTACCCAGGAGCCGGAGGAGAGCCCCGGCGCTCCCACGCAAGAGGGCGGTGAAGTTCCCGCGGAGGACGCTGCCTGA